GTAAAAATTTCCTATTCTGAGCGGCCACGCCAGGGGCACGATGGAACGATTCATTCGCAAATTCAAACCGGTTGGAGGAGCGGCACTTGGCCTGAGGACGATCGAGGCTTTGTCTGACATATGGACGTGCGGCCACAAGCGATTCTCATGCATGTACCAAGGCCAGTGTGTTGTGCAGAACCTTGACGCCTTTGTCGCGCGCGCAATTGTCTCGGGAGACAGTATGCTTGCGAGCAAAATCGTCGAGATCGCAGGTGCGTTGGGAAACAACCGGGATGAGGTGCGGTGCCAGGTGGCGGCGTGTGCAGACAGAAGTGGAAATCAAGACCTAGCGCGACTGAGCGCCCTGACTACTCAGGCGGTGCAGCGCGCGGCGGAACTCGCAGGGATGGAGAGAGTGAACCCGAACAACATGATACGCGATGACGCGACGCGCGCATATGTCGACGACTCGCGGAGTCTGATCCCACATTTGTTCGTTCCGATGCGAGATGGGGTGGCACCCGAGATAGTCGACTCACTGGCGATCGGGCCTGTACTATATCTCTTCTACGACACGCTCAATGCGGACACGCTGGTTTTCCAGCGCGACCCCCGGGCTCTCGCAACGACGAACCACTACCTCGCGTGGGCTCCGAACGCACCGCGATACGGGACTCCAGAGACGGCCATGTGGATCGCTTTCTTCGACTACTCTCTGCGCGCGCTGTTCGACCAGACGGATCTGAAGACGATCATCACGAGGAACGTGGAGGCGGATCTGAACTTCATCAGGGGTCAGGCGACAAGACGGGGTGCACGTCTCTACTTCCAGCGCTTTGGGGTTGAGGGGCAAGGGATCGGGCCAGTGGAGGATATGTATAACCGCTCGGTCGCTGAGCGGCCAATCGCAATCACGTATCTCGAACAGGCTAGAACATGGGAGACGTTGTTCTTCCCTTCGCTGTTGTTCAGGGGATGGATCGCGGGAGTGTACACTGAGAGGGAGATGGCGCAATGGTTCAACTCGCACGAGACGTGCCAAACCTGCTACGCGGCGAGCCAGACTTCCTATGCACGTGTGCTCGCGATGGACGTACGTACCGAAGAGGAGACGGGGGCGATGGCGATGCGGTCGCTGCGGCCCTTGCGACACGGAGGAGAGGATCTGGCGGGGATCCGATCGCGAGATCTGAACGATGGCGAAGTCCTGACAAGGCAGGGGGATCACTGGTGTGCTACTGTGTGCCGGTCGACGACCGAAGCGGTATACGTTACCGCGACGTTTATCCACCGACTTATGCGAGGGCGAGGGCTCAGTGACGGCTTCCAGCGATTGATAAGCGCTGAGGCGGTCGCGTGGTGCTACTTGCAGTGGCTTCCGGATCGGGCGGACTGCATTGTGCTTTTTAGGCTGCTCGCGTACGCCCAACAGTTATACACCCCGCCTTTTCTGTCGCGACTTGGTGCTTGGACCGACTTGGCGGTCTTCTTCCGCGAGATCTACAACCAGACGGACGCTAGCGAGGCTGTCCTGCGAGACATCCACGGGGCGATGCTTGCGCTGGTGCGCTTCCACGTTCACAACTCCGCACAGCATGGCTTCACGCGGCCTTGCGCTCCTCCCCCTCAAATCCGCCGCACGCCTCGCCGTTAGAATCTCTTGTGGGCCGACAAACATATTTCGAATTGGGCACCCGCGAATGTCGGCCATCGTTCACCGGTCTCCGGTGACGCGGGAAATTAAGATAC